TAATTTGGAAGCCATACTTGCACAATACTGCCCCCACACTTGCCCTACCTCGTTTGAATTGACTGGAGCACTTATCATCGCTTGTAATGGATCAAATACAACCAGAACTGGATTGTGAGACTTTATCTCCTCTAATAATTCAAGTGCAGTTGGTGTAAAACCCAACCCACCGCTATCTTCTTTAACCAATGTCAAGGGTTGTGGTAAATCAGGCACAGTTACACAAAATAAATCGTGGAGTGCGTCTTTCCTTGTGTTGCTTGGATCTATCAATGTCAACCTACGCCACAACTCGTTTCTATCATCCTCTGCGTTGACAAAAACCACGTTCCCTCGCTGTGTAACGTCTTTGCCCATCCATTGACCACCACTAATGCAAGCCATAGATAGCTTGAGCATCTCCATACTCTTTCCGATACCACCCACCGCTGCTAATATGCCTGGAACTGCCATAGGAATTAAACCATCTATTAACCACTCACGCTCTGGAGGAGATGAGGAGAGATCGCGAACCGCAAATTGACGGATACCTATGACAGTCCTTTGTATTAATTCGTTCCTTACATATTCAATACCATGTTCTAAATACGCATCATTCCAATCACCTTTCTCTGGTGGTATGCGTAATATTGCGTTGCTAATAGCTTGTGCGGTCTCGTTAGCACATTTCTCACCAACGCCATTGCTATCGTTATCCAACGCTAAAATAAGTTTCGCCTGACTAACCTTTCTAATCTCGCTACACGCTTCTAAACAAAAAGGAGCAGCGAATACTACCGCTACTGGCTTGTTGGTTGCTTCCGCAACACTAACGCCAGTTGCGTAACCTTCGGTCACATATATTTCTGACAAATTTGGTAGGGAATTGTGGTCGCATCCAATTAAAAAGATACCACCCTTAACTTTAGAGCAAGTGGCGAACTTTTTTTGCCCTTTAGGTGAAATGGTCTGTAATGATTCGATCTCCCCTGATATACTGCGAATCGGTATCAACAGCTCGTTTCTGTTGTTAATTTTTAACCCTACATTTTTAACTTTTTTGGAGACTAAATATTTATGTTCCTTGCTAAGCTCATGTCCTTTTTCAAATCTTTCACTACACTCTTTTGCGACCTCTTCTTGCCTTTCTTTGCGATTAGCTTTTGCCCTCTCATTAGCTATTTGCACTTGTCTGGAGAGTTCGGCTTGTTGTGAAGGGGATAAATTGGATACTGCTTTGTTAGACCATTTCCAGGTTAGATTAGATCTCCAATTACCATAAACACAGACCATCAACTGATCCGTTTGAAAGAAAACGTAATAACCAGAACGCTCGCCTGAACGATCTGCCCTTACGCTTGTCGTGGCTACTACAGGTACTCTCTGTAGCTCACCAGTCGTGTCTATGTAATCTACTCTTAATCCGTCATTGTTCATTTGCCGAACTAGGTCGGTAATATCACCAGCTGTGTTCGGAAAAGCTATATCATCAGAAAGAGCAAGACCACCTTCAAAGTAATCTTCTACGTCTTTCATTAGAACGGTACTTCAGATTCTTTCTTTTTATACGCTCTAATAATTACGCTAATAAATTTAGATACCGTATCTTTATCCCATTTGTTTAAATGAGGGCCATGTTCCTTAATGAAGGGGGCAGCTTTTTTGATTGCGTAATCTCTACAATCGTCACTAACCACAAAACCATTCTCATTTTTCTCTGGCAATTCTCCTCTAAGTCCATTCTTTAATAAGTCTAAGTGACTCATACTACATGCTCCTATTGCTTTTGAATTTCTATCACTTGGATCTCGATACATCAGACCTGAACATCCACGAAAGCAGATGCCACAAGCTGATGGTCGAGTATCTCTTATTGATCCCAGGGGTTCTTCTCGGAATCTTCACTAACAGGCTCACTAGCTTGTGGTTTAGTATCTTTTGCAACAGTCCAACGCTTCATGTCGTTATACCCATTCTTTTTAATAATAACTGTAAACCCAGCTTGCTTACCGATAAGCTGATCCCAACTTGTTAGTGAACTAATCCCTGTTGCGCTCATTAAACGCATCAGATCTTGTTTACCCCACTCAATACGTTCTGCTTCTTCATCAACCAAAGTAATATTTTTCCAAAGGTGTCTACCCTTGCTTTGTTCACTTGTGATTTCAAACTCAATCTTTAGATGTTCTCCATCTGACCAAGATTCAGGGTTAATTTCAGCAGAAGCATTGACGATCTTGCCAATGTATTTGCCCTCTGGAACTGGTGAATTATCGTAAGTAGGTGTTTCCATACCTTCTGTAGTTAATCCATCTTTAAAGTAATCTTTTACATCACTCATTTGCTATCTCCTTTCATTCCGCTAGTTATTGCATCCCAGCTAAAGTCAATGACTTCTGGCATAGCGTAGCGGTTCTTCGCTAACCAAGCTGGCTTCTCTTGTGTCCATAGTTTCCTCTCACCGCTAGATACAGCTCGCTTTTCTTGCTTACCCATCTTGCCTTGAGACTTCACTAAGTTCACATCATAGTTTCCAAACATCACAATATCGCTATGCTCTTGCAACTTCGCTGAAGCTGCTTTGTGCAAAGCAATCTCATAACGATCATAGCTTTCTCCGTCTGGCGGATAAAAGGTTCTGATGCTTGTATGAGCAAGCTGTATGATAACCATGTTCTTTTCGTTTCTAAGTTGGTTGAGATAATCAATATATTTTTGCCAAAGCAAAACGGCTAACTTGTAGCCTTTGCCATAAGCAATGTTATCTATTGAATCTACCTTCTCGTTTTCACAAACCTTTTGCCATATAAGAGCTTCCAACCAATCAAGTGAGTCGGTTGCTAATGCTTTAAATTTATGAGATTCATTAGCCAATTCGTGTAACGCTGACATTACATCATCGTAAGATTTAGCTAATGGAAAGTGAGGTACATCTGCCACCCCAGCTAATCCATCTTCGGTTTGTATAAAGATCACACCAGGTATTGATGCTGCTAGTGTGGTTTTACCCAATCCAGCTGTTCCATGAATTAAGATACGAGGAGGTTTCCTCTCTATCTTCTCTTTTATATCACTAAGTTTAAAAGCCATATTTCCTCCTTATTGCTTGGTTTCTGTGACAATTTCAGCATCTTCAATTTTCACTTCAGACGCATTTATTACTTCTGTCTTAGACTCTTCTAATGACAAAGTTAAAGAATCCAACAAACGAGCTTTGTGATCTTCTCTTGTTGCTAATATCTTACTTAAATTTTCAATTTCAGGATCAAGCACATCAGCTATCATCCGAAACGTCACAATTTCTTCTTTGCTTAAATCAGCTTGGTAATATTCTTTATCATTAATTGTTAAAATAGGTTTAGGTTCTTGGTTTTCACTCATCTTTATTTCCCTTGTTATATATTGGACATACGAACTCTTTGGCTGGACAAAATCTACAATGATTGCCAGCACAAGGTTCAGGTTCTAATTCAAAACAGCGATCAGCTGCTTCTTTCAGATCATTCAATCCCCAATGCAGTAACCCCATCAAGTCGTGCTTCTGCGAGCTAATCTTAGGATTAACTTTAGGCTGCACAATGGTTGTGATTACATCTTCGGTATCTTCCGATCCAAATTCTTGTAGGCATAAAAGCATATAGATTTTTAATTGTGGACTACTTGGCTCTACTTTCCACTTGCCTGTCTTTAAATCTATTATTTCTATGTTGTTACCATAGATGATGGTTGCATCCGCAGTTCCAAATAACTCTGGATGTATTTCATCGCTTGAGCGATACCTTCTTTCTAAATAAAGTTCGCCTTTGGTTTCTTCTAATCTTTTCTCTATGTAATCGGTGTAAGTTTTAATGATGTCTATATCTTCTTGTTCAATAATAATTTTATGACCTTGCACCTTATGAACTGTGCCTAAAAATTCTTCAGGCGTACTTCTTTTGTATAAAAATGATTCCGCAGCTTCGTGATTGATTGTTCCCCTAAGTGCTGCAACGTGGGTGGGTTGTTCTTCTGATATGCTAGATAGGTAAGGTGATGCTGGACAATTTGACCAGCGTTCAAATGATGATGGACTAATACTGCTATGATCCAATGTTTCTCTCCTCTAAACTCCTTTCGTTTTAAACTTCTATGAACTCCATTTGCTCTCGTTCATACGCTTCAACATCGTCAAGGCGATAATAAACTCTACCAGTATCTTTGCGTTTAATATAGCGTGGCCCTTTCTTTGGTTTAGCGGTTCTCCAATTACAAAGCGTACCCTTGCTCATTTTGAACCTTTGTGCCAACTCACCTGTACTCAACATCTTGTTCATGTTCCTATCTCCTAAAAATGTTTTTGATTTTATTCGGTGTTAATTATTCTAAATTTTAATTTATTCTAGTTAATCGTGTCAAACGATTATTAAAAATTAATTAAAATTATTATAAATTATGAACTCCTCATTTCTCTATCTGCAATTAAAATATAAAAGGAAGTATAATGCAAGAATGTTTATGAACTAAAATGAACATGGGTAAAAGGATCAATGATATAACTCCTGAAGAGTGGGATTCTCTAAAATGGGGTAAGTCTAAAGCAACCGAGATCCAAGTCGGAGGAGATCACTACGCTAAACAAAAGGAATACCAACCAGCGGAAGTGATACAAAAACTAAAACTGTCCTGGTGTAAATCAAACGCAATCAAATATATTTTACGAGCTGGCAACAAAGGGCCAGCCACAGAAGATCTAAAAAAAGCAATTCATTATTTAGAACTTGAGCTAGAAATAGAAGCGGAGAAAACATAATGCCACCATTTATTGTTGCTGATGATTCTTACATAGATTTTTTAATCTTTTGCTTTATGCGTTGGGTGGGTGAAATAAACGACCAAACCACTACAGTTTCTTTTCGTGATTATTTTGAAAATCCAGTAAGGAAATTAAAACTTGAAGAAGAATTTACTGCTAATTCAGATGGCGAACCTTTAGACATTTGGTTTGATCCAGCTGAAGTAAAGGAGGTGTTCCATTGAGTAGTTATAAAAAAATAAACGTAATGAAAGGTTATTCAACTTCATTAGCTGACAATCCTTGTATTAATATGTGTGGCAATTTGACAGTAGGTGGCAATGCCAGCTGCAAGTATTGTGGTAGAACGCTAGAGCAAATAACACATTGGCAAGAATATCCAGTAACGGTTAAAAAATTAATTAACTTAGAGAATTACGATAAGCACGCTTCCAGACAAAGAATAACTGCCCTTGCACAAGAGTACGATATATCTTTTGAAACTGCCAGACAGATATTTGCGGTTGATGGGCATTTAAGTTCTATTAATTAACCCTCGCACTCCACAATATCGTTATACAGCTCCCTTCTGATTTCCGTTCTTAATTCTTTTGGAACTTCACTAAGGATCTTTAAGTCGCTTATCTTAGGCTTCCATGTTTTGTGCTTATTAGCTTCATGGTCGGACTCGTCTTTCCATCGCCAGCGTATCTCCTCTGGATGTAGCTCTGATTTAAAATAGAACGAATAACGTAATGGTTCACTCTTCATTTAATTTTTCAGGATTATATTCATAGGCTTTTCTTAATTCATCTTCAAATTTATCTATTTTGCAGAAGCGTTTATAATTTTTAGATCTTAAAAAGGTAGTTTTACCCTCCAAAAAATTTCTCACTACCTTTTCATCAACTTCTAAATAATCAGATATAGCTGCAACAGTAAGATTATATTTATCTTTTAAATGCAAAAGGTTTTTGCGTAAATAAATTTCATGTATGCACTTTTTCATCTTTTACCCCCACAACGTAGCCATGAATTAATCTTATATCAGTAAACCCTTGCTCCCTAAGTGCTTTGGCTTCTTTGTTCCTCTTAGTCAACTTAGAGTATTTTCTTTTCTGCATCGTCTACTTCTAAAATTACATCGCCCAAACGATCCTTTGCTTCACCAATAACCCTTGCGTACTCTATTTGATCTACTGGTACGTTAGTTGCTTCGGTGTATGCTAGGAATTGCTCTAGTCTGTTGTGTATGCGTTTTAGTTCTTCAAGCATTGTTATCTCCATAAAATTTAATCTTTTCAAGAAACCATCTAAAAGGAGAAGAATCTATTAAATCTCTCCTACGTTCCTTTCTTGGTTCTTGGGTTACTTTACCAGTTCTAATGTCGGTAAAAGTTTTGCTGCCATCATTAAAGACTCTTTCTTCTATGTAGTCGTTGTAATGATGATATTTAAGCTGCTTGGCCCATTTATCGTAGGCTTGCAACCCCCTTTGCTTTTCTACTGCGTCTCTAAATTCAGTCATCTTGTTTCCCCTATAATTTTTTTACTGCATCTATAAATTTTTGAAATTGATAATATTCTTTAATTATATCTTCGGCTTGTTGAAGGCTAATTTCTAAGTGTTTAGATAAATATAATTTTTGTATATAAACTTTATCTGCAACAGGTATCATTTCTTCCCCCCATAATCATTTTACTAATATTATCCGAAGTCTTTTGAGCGTTCTCCTGGTTCTTGTCTGCCATTAAATGCGAGTAGCGTTTAGTGGTTGACATATCGGAGTGACCTA